CTGGCTGGTCATATAATCGCCCCAGGCCCGGATCGTCCAGTACAGGCAATTTTCCTGCACATCTATGCCGGCGGTGATCAGCTTCGCCCACTTCGGCAGGGCGTATGCCTCCACCTCGGTTTGCCGCTCCAGCACCAGCTCCGCATTGGTCCGCAGTTTGGTGTCCTCCCACGGCTCCGCCAGCCAGCTGTTGACAAAGTTTTGCAGCAGCTCCGGGTCATCCTTACACCGTAGGAACTCCTTGGCAATCTCTGAAAACCGCGTGAAAGGGGAGTACAGGGTGTTCAGCCAATAGGCCACGCTGGATGGTCTTGCGGCGGTCTTCCGGACCGTCTGCCACCTGCCGGCGGCCAGCATTTTCCCCTTGTCCTGGTCAGTGATCACGGCCCCGCAGGCTTGGCAGACATAGGTTGCCATTTCCGCCCGCTCGGCGCTGTCCGGCACATCGTCCTTGCTTGGCCATTTCAGCTGTGCAAATACAAATTCGATGTACTCCCCGCAATGGGGGCATGGCACAAAGTAATGCTTTTCCGCTTCCGCCTCCTCCTTGGCTTTCCAGATGTGGCCTGATTTCAGCGTAGGGGTTGAGGCCATGAAGATCTTGCGGTTTGTGGTGTAGGTCTTGGTGCGCTCTATGGCCAGGGAAACCGGATCCGCCTCTTTTTTGGAGGCTCCCGGAAATTTGTCCACTTCGTCAAGAAACAAATACCGGATCGGGGTGGAGGACAGGGAGGCCGGGCTGTTTGCTCCCGAAAGAAAAACGAACATGGTTTCAAATTTCAGCTTTAGCTTTTGGCTTTCCGCCTCCCGGTACTTGGCTGCCAGCGGTTTGCATTGCCGGATCATCGGCTCCAGCTTCGCCTCCACCGTCCGCTCTGCCAGTTCCTTGGAGGGGTAGACGATCATAGTCGGTGCCGGGTCTTGGTCAATGGCGCTGGCCAGCATGTTCTCCAGGGCCGTGGTGCCTCCCACCTGGGTGGGCTTTACAAATACGATCCGCTCCACATCCTCGTTGGAAAATGCGTCCATGATCTCCGCCAGATACGGGGTCACGCTGTTGCGGAATGGCCCCGGTATGGCGTTGGTGTCGGGCAGGACCCGCCATTTCTCCGCCCATTTGGAAACCGGCAGGCGTTCCGCTGGCCGCAGGGACAGGAGCGCCCGGTGGATCCACGACGGCACCGTGTACGGCTTTACCCTGTACGGCCTCATGGCTCTGCCTCCTCCGGTCCGATCTCCGCCGCGTCAACGAATACGGCCAGCATATCCTCCAGTTCCTTGCGCATTGCCCTTTCCATGGCCCTGGCCGTTTGCGGGTCCGCATATCCGGCTATGGATTTCACGGCGCGGGGTGGGATGTTCATGGCGAATTTCTTAAACATGGCCATGAAGTCCGTCAGATCCCTGGTGGCCTCCTCGGCCTTGATGTATTTCCCCTCGGCAATGGCGGTTTTCAGTTTGTGGAGCTGGCCCTGGCTTTCTTTCAGCTCTACCTCCGCCTCCAGCTTCCGCAGGTTCAGCTCCGCGGTGGAGCTGGCCGCCGCCGTTTCCTGGGCCTTTTGCTCGATGTGGGCAATATAACGCTGGATCGTTTCGCAGGTTTTATATTTTCGGGCGCCGCCGCCGGGCGGCACCTCGGTTTCCAGCACGCCGTCCTGGGTGAGCTGCTGGATCCGCCGGGTGGTTTTCCCCAGCAGCTTGGCCACCGCCGTGGTGCTGGCCCACTCCGGGACTGTATTCAGGGCCGCCGGCGCTTTCACCGCCTTACTGGCCGCCCCTGTTTTGGCCTTTCCGACCCCTTTTTTCTCCGCCACCGGCTGCACCTCCTTTTGTGCCGCTGGCCCGGTTCGCCCCGCCCTGCCGGATTTCGCTTTTTCGGCGTGGGCGATTTCGCGTTTTCTTCCTCCCCTTTCCGCCTGATACCTTTAGGGGGTATGGTTTCCCCGCTTTTTGAAAAAGCGTAACGAAACACCCCTGAAAATTTTTGATTTTTTGTGGAAAATAATCGGACTTCACTTGCCCCGCAAAGATTTATTTTTCAGAAAGGACCCGAACAGGGGAGGGGGTGGCAAATTCACAAGGGAGGCCCTGGGCCGCCCCTCGGCATGAGCAGCCCAGGGCAAAGGGTGTTTGGGCCGGCCCGCCGCGCTCGTGTACAATGCGGCGGGGCAGGGTGAAAGGAGAAAAGCCCCTGCGGTTCTGCTCCCCGGCCCATGGTGTGGAAACAGAAAGGCCGCCAGGTTCTCACGCCCTGGCGGCCTTTCTCTATTTGGCTGGGGCTTTGCTCTTGCCCCTGTCGTTTTCCACGATACCAGAATACCACAGGTGAATGTCCTGTTGTGTCCTGTCTTTTCAATATGGCCCATTTTTTTCTGTGCATACCTCCGGTGTCTGCCCTTGCTCAAACTCTTGTACTAACTTCTGCGCCCGTGCATTGGATAGGATAATATCCAGGGCGGCGTTGTAGTAGACATTTACCCTTGACCTGCTCATGTGGACCTCTTTGCAGATCCGTTCCCATTTCTTGCAATCTATATGCCGCAGCTCCACCACGGTGCGCTCCATGCTGTTCTCTGGCAACAGGTCAATGAGATCCATTACCATGGTGACAGCTCGGCCCATGGCTATCCGCTGGGCCTCTATGCGCTCCTCAACCTCTGACAAGCGAAAGACAACGGACACGGCCCCCTCGCTGTCTGCCGCAGAGTGGGAGGCCGGCATGGTCATGTATGCCGATCCGGGCGCCGGTGCCTTTAGCTCTCGCGCCAGTACATCGTGCCGCCGCTCCAGTATGCGCCGCCGCTCCCGCGCCATGTGGTACTGCTGTAAATATTCTTTTACGGCTTCGCGGGTGGCCCCGCCCGTTGCCTGCTGCTTCATGTTCACACCTCGGTTATGTCAATTCCGCGCCGCTCTTTCATCAGCTTTCGCTTAATCAGATATTCCCGCGTCCTGGTAGGCTTGCTTTTTACATCCTCCACTACCAGCCGCCCGTCCCGCTCCCTGTATGTAAAATCTGCCCGGTAGCGAATGGCCCGGACCCTCCGCCCCTCCGGGTCTGTGTATGCCTCTTGCAAAGTAAAATCCACCTGGAGGCGCAGATCATGGATTTCTCCGGCTTGCTGTCGTAGGGTCAGGTGGTCATATCTCCGGGCCTCTTTTTGGCTGTCAAAGCGGAGAACGGCCCCGGAGGCGGTGACCCGCTCGGTGGGGGTGTTGCGATATTTCGCCGCCCTGTCCGTATTCTGCACAGCGGCGGCGGGAGGCGCAGGCCCCCGCCGCTTCTGCTGCTTCATGTACTTTTCCACGGCCTGCTGCTGATATTTGGGCGGCAGGTCCGAAAGGTTGATGGCCATTTATTCGTCCTCCAGGTCCGGGACCTCTACATATTGCCACGACATAGGCGGACGGTTTAGCCCGAACTCTGCCAGCGGGCTGGGGGTGTCGTATTCCTCCGCCTCTCCCACAATCCAGCCATACAAGGATTTCCCGCCGGCGTATTTCTCCAGGTCCTCCGCCGGTACGCAGGATCGGGAGGACAGATACCGCCAGCAGTTGCTTTTTACCCACCCCATGCAAAGGAACTGCCCCAGCACGGCCCCGGTCCCGCTCACATAGGCCAGGACCAGCAGCGGCCACGGCTCCGCTCCTCTGGCTCCGCCCCGCGGGGCTGTTTTTCTGATTTCCAGGTCTTTCTCCCCGGCCAGGATTTTCTCCCACCATTCCGGTTTTATGCTCAAAAGCACCGCCCGCACAGTCAGCGCCCCTTTCCTTTCGGCGGCCATGGCCCTATTTCGTCCATTATCACCACCCCGGTGCCCAAAAGGCTGGCGGGGTAGTGGTATGGGCATTTCATATTTTCCGCCGCCGTCCTCCGCACCAGGGGGATGGCTTTTTTCAGTTCATTCACCGCATAGGACAGGCGCCAGCGGGCGCAGATATATGCGTCATGCTCTGCCAGTGCGCAGCCCTCGCATTGCCGCGGCCTTTTCTGCTCGGTCACTTCTGGCCACCTCCCGGCAAAGGAATAAACCGGCATTTGTCTGCGGCAAATTCCGCCACATATCCGATGGCCGTACATGCCAGCATAATGTCTGCCATGAGATCGTCCGCGTCCTCCTGTCCGCGTCCGTCCCTGTTCATGCTCCGCAGGTTCCGCGCCATGATCTGGCCAAACTCGTGCAAATTTTTCGACGCTTCCAGCCACCGCTCTTTCTCCACGGTGTAGCCAATTTCGATTTTTCCCACGGGTCACACCTGCCTTTCAAAGCGCCCCATGTAGTGGGCGGCCCATTCCGTTGTTGCGGCCTCCTGGTCATCCCACGGAAAGGCAGAGGGCGGGAGATCCGGGAAATGCGCCCGCAGGTTGTCCTTGTAAAAAACCGGGATTTCGTTCTCCGCGCAGAACTGCGTGATCTGATCCACCCACTCCCGCCGCGGTGTCACTTTGTCCGCCCGGTTCCCGGTTTCGGCCCCCAGGATCACCCACTGGGGCAGGCCCTCCGCCGCGCTCATGTCCACCGGCCCCAGCAGCGGCTCCATGGACCAAAAGCTGTTAATTGCCACGCCCTGCATGGTGTACATGGCCGCCGCGTCCTCATTGGCCACGGTGCTGCCGTACCAGAAATTATTTTCATGCGGGAGTAAGCCCATGTAGTCCAGTTGCAGGTATCTGGCGGGGTTCTTTGTCAGAAACAAATAGCGGTGCTGCGGTGCGCGGCGGCAGGCGTCCAGGACCTCCACGATCCAGGAGGTCGGCACCCAGCGCCCGAACAGATCCGCCATGCTGCACACAAAAATCGTCTGCGGCTCCGCCTGGCGTTCTGGCTGGTTCAGGCGGTATCTGTGCATGGTGGGTTCAAATCCGTATGGGTATGGCGTGGCCTTGATCTTCTCCTCCAGCACATGGAGGCCGTCAGCCGGCAGATCGGGATCTGCGCACCCGGCGTCAAAGCGGTGGGCGGTGCGGCTGGCGTAGCAGTATGGGCACCCATGGCGGCACCCGGTTACAGGGTTCCAGCTCATGGTGGCCCAGTCAATTTTCGTCTTGTTCATGTCGTTTCCCCTTTCAAAGTTTTTCCACGATTTTCCCCAGCCACCGCTTGGCGGCCTCCACACAGCCGTCAAACAGGAGGCCGTCCGGGTGTTCTTCGATGTAATGGCACACGCCGCCGTCTTTTTTGTAGTCGCAGCACTCGCAAAATTCAGCTGTGCATAAGATCCTGGCCAGCTCCTCGCGGGAGGCCACCCCGATCATGTCCTCCATGGTGGCCAGGACCTCCGGTGCGTTTTCTTTTCTCCAGTGTTTGCAGGCTTCCCCCATGTAGTTCAGCAGGCACCCGCCGGCGCCTGGGCACCTATCGCACATTTTCATTTCTCTGGCCTCCCAGCATAATCATTTTTTCTCTTACCAGCTTGTCAATTATGCGTCCCTGCTCCTTGTAGCCGCACATGGCTGCCAGCTTGTCCAGGTTATAGGCCGTCTGCGCAGTCACCAGGACGCTGATCCGGCGCATGTTTTTCTTTCCATCCATGGCTCCACCTCATTCCGCCGTCCGTTCAAAGCGGATTTTCATTTGCGCGGGGTATAGGTCTACCTCCGGGCGCCGTCGTCCTGTCCAGCGCAGGCCACCAGCCTGCCCCACGCACTTCCACCCCGCCGCCCGCAGACTTGCGCCGTTCTCGCTCTCCAGGATGTAGGTCACCAGGCGCTTATACCCCATTGCCCTGGCCGCCCTCCATGCCGCTGCGTAAAGCGCAGAACAGGCATTGCGGCTCCCGTCCGTGCAAAGGCGGTTTACCTCCAGGGTCCATCCATCATCCAGGTGGCGTGACACCGGGCGCCCCACAATGGCCACACCCACGATTTTCTCCCCATCTGAAATCCCTATGGAGAATTTATGCCCTACCGCAGGCCCATGATGGCGGTGGTTTTGCTCCACAAAGGCGTTGGCCTCTCGCAATGTCATGGGGACGATTTCCAGCATTACACCGCCACCGCCCTTTCCAGTTCCTCCATGGTGTTGATCTGCACCCCTGCACACCACTCCGGCAGATTAGCCCGCACCAGGGCCGTGGCAAATGGAGGCGGCACCGCATTGCCGCACCGGGCCACCTGCTTGCTTTTTCCGTAGGTCTGTCCGGTATAGTCCCGCTCGATCTTGTAATCATCCGGGAAACCGTTGGCCCGGTACAGTTCCCGCGGCGTCAGCATACGCAGGCCAATGTCCGCCATGAAATACCAGGCACCGCCGATCCGGAACAGGATCACATCCTCCGGCCCCAGGTCATAGCCGCAATATGTATTCAGCAGCTCCCGGATCTCCGGCCAGTGTCGGAGATCCGCCCCCGGCTCCGCTCTGGTGATCTGCGTGGTGACCACACCATGGTGGCCTCCTCCGGCGGTGATAGTCTGCACCGGCTCCGTGGCCGATCCTCCCAGGTTTGTTCCTTTCATTTTGACCAGGTGGGCAGCTGTCAGCCCCTCCCGGTCCTTTGCCGTTACCGTGTGGAGCGGGTCCTGGATGTTCTGGCCGTGCTGGTCGCTCCCGTAGTATTTGACCAGGCTGGCCGCCGTTAAGCCGTAGCGGTTGGCGGCGTCGATGGTCATAATCGGCCCGGTGATCTCCTGGCCTCTCACATGCTCGGACTGTTCCGTGTGGTACTGGATCAGGGAGGCCCCAAAAAACATTTGCCCGCCTCCGCCGCCGGTCCGCGCCGTGTCTATTGGCTCATTGACTGGGTGGCCCGTGGAGTTGGTGGTGTTGGTCACTGTCCAGGGCGCCATGGTCGGGCTTACCACCCCATACCCATGCTTTGCTGTAATGGTCTGGAGCGGGTCCACAATCTCCTGTCCCCGGAACTCTCCAGCATGGTTGACCACCACCAAAAACGGGTTTGCAGACTTGACCACGAACTTGTCCACGCCCCTGGCCACCCGCCGCATGGTGTTGGATCGGAGTGGCCGCTGGGCGGAAAGGCCGTATTTCTCCCGGATTTCTTCCCGCGTGTCGAAAATGGAGGGGCAGGGGAGGCTCCAGTCTATGATCTCCGCCGCGCTCCGCCAGGGCAATTTCTTCCCGGCCAGCACCTCCGGGCTGTCCGCTGGCGCGTGTGTAGGCTCCGGCCACACAACGGGCCTCCCGTCACATCTTGCGATCAGAAAAAACCGCTTTCGTGTTGTGGGCGATCCATAGTCAGCCGCCACCAGTTCCCGCCATTCCACCGCATAGCCCAGGCCCTCCAGTTGGTCAATAAAGCGCCGGAATGTTTGCCCGGCCTTTGCCTTTACCGGGTGCCCGCGGCGGACCGGCCCCCAGGTCTGGAACTCCTCCACATTCTCCAGGATGACCACGCGGGGCCGGACTGTCCCAGCCCACCGCAGGACGATCCAGGCCAGCCCCCGGATGTTCTTGTCCACAGGCTTCCCGCCCTTGGCCTTGCTGAAATGCTTACAGTCAGGGGAGGCCCACAGTAACCCCACCGGGCTGCCTCCTGTGACTTCGAGCGGGTCCACATCCCACACGCTGGCCTGATAGTGGACGGTGTGCGGGTGGTTGGTCTTGTGCATGAGGATGGCGTCCGGGTCATGGTTGATCGCTATGTCCACCACCCGGCCCGTGGCCAGTTCAATTCCCGTGGAAGCTCCGCCGCCGCCGGCGAAACTGTCCACGATCTTTTCCTCCCACATGCTGATCTGCGCCTTGCTCATTTTTCTGCCGCCTCTCTCATGCCGTCCACATACCCGGTGGCTGCCTGCTTCGCCTCACAGTATGGGCATTTCCCATTCATCCACCCAGCGCGGAAAATGCCGCCACATTCCCGGCATGTCATGGCGTCGTATTCTCCCGTGGCCAGTTGCACCATAAAGCCCCGCAGATTCATGGCCCAGGTTATATATACCTCCTTGGCGTAGATTGCTGTTGCCAGGTTGTTCGCCATGTCCACAGCCTCCCGGCGCGGGATTAGGATTGCATGATTTTCCCGCGTCCGTTTCCCCGGCGCTGCCCATCCGGCCCTTTTTACCCCCAGGTATTCCCGCGCTTTTGCGTGGGCCGCTTTGTATGCTTCCGCAAAGTCTTTCACTTTGTTCTCCCTCCTGTCATTTCCAGATACAGAGCGCACTCTTTCCCGGTCCGCTGGCACCAGGCCCATTCCACCATGGCGCCCCGGCTCTCCCGGTAGTCCGGGAGGAACACGGCCAGGTCCGACGCCTCCAGCATGGCCAGTGCGATCCGCATATAGTCCCCGTCGGTCAGGCCGTCCGGCAGGGTGGCAGGGTTCAGGACTACATGGCCCGCCGCCTCCAGGTCCTTGGCTGCCTCCCGGAACTTGGCCCGATAACGCCGATCCCCGGCAATCTTTCCCGCTATGTAAATTTTCATGGGCTTGTCCTCCTATTCGTTGAAAACCTCGAAATATTCCTGGTATGGGTAGCCGCTGATCTCATGCCACCCGCTCCGGGTGGTGGATCCGTCATCGAACTTGTACAGCACGGCGCCCTTGCTGGCCCTTGGCTCCTTGCGCCAGGAGGAGGCAGGCACGGGGGTGTATGTAATCACGGGCTTGTCCATGTTTTGGGTCTTGCTGTACCGCTTTCCACGCTTTCCTGCCTCCCGGTACTTCTCCATGGTGGACCGGCTTTCCTTGGCCAGATAGGAGGCCAACTTTTCATGGTTCCCGCGGCGGTCCAACGGCTTGAAGCTGACACCCCCGCCGCCCTTTGGTACAAATTCCCACGCCTCCGTGATGATCTCCGGATCCATGCGCGTTATTACCACATGAATGTGCGGGTTTGTCATCCGCTTGGTTTCGATGACCACCACGGCCTTGTATTTGATCCCGTGCTTTTTGCAAATCTTCCGCAGGTTCCGCAGGAACACGGCTTTGTGTTCCAGGATTTCCTCAAAGCTGGTGTCTTTGTCGTAGTAATGCAGGACGGCGTGGAGGTCCCGGTGGTCAAAGTTGGCGTTCAGGTCCCAGCGCAGGTGTTCCTCCGCCACCCGCTCGTTGATCTTGGCCTGCTTCGCCGATGTGGTCCCATGGTTGGGGCCTCTCTGGACCCCCTTTGTGTGGATCCGGTATGACTGCATTTTCCTGTGTTCGATGGTGCGGCCAGCCTTTACCCGCCTATGTACATAGGCCATGCTGTACTCCTCCTTTGGGCCTGCTGGTCACTTTACTAATAGCTCTTACCGGAGCTATACGGGGCCGCGGCCCCGTTGAATTTTGCGGCTTGCAGGCCGTCCGGGAGTATGCTATAATGCAACTATCCAGGACGGCCTCCGCGCCGCCTCGTATCTGTCCACCTGCGCCGTGTTGTCAGCACCGGGCGCAGGTGGTTTTCTTTTTATGATAGGTAGTCATTGGCCAGCTCCAGCAGCTCCGCCGCGTGTTCCTGGTCCACGATCTTGACCTTGCCGGGCCGCTTTGGATCTTTCTCAATGGCCCAGCATGTTTTCTTGGCCAGCAGTTCCATTTTCTCGGACCTGATGGCCATTTCCTTGTTGTATTGCTCACGGTCATTTTTCCAGGCCATGAACTCCTGGAACTCCTCGGCGCTCATGTTTACAGTTACTTCCATTACTCTGATACCTCCAGCCCTAGCCACCACGCGGGGCTGTTTCTTTTTCCCTCGTGTGGGCATACATTTGGGCAGTTCTCCATGGGGCAGTTGTCGCAGAAAATCCGGTGAAAATCGTCATCCCATGGCGCGTCCAGGCAGGGGAGGGAGGCCAAAAAAGAGGCCAGAGCCTCCGGGGAGGCGGTGATCCGGTCAAAATTCGTCTTTCCCATTGTCATGCCTCCTCTTTGTGGAGGTCCACGCCCTCCAGGGCGTTCCACACGGCCCGCTCCCATTCCTTTGCCCAGCTTGACCGGGCTTTTCTTACTGCGCCCATGGCCACCACCTCGGTGTCCCCGCGCCACAGCAGGCGGTCCCCGTCGATCACAGCAGCGGCTCCATGCTCCACCATGTCCCGCTCCATTATCGCAAGGTCAAGCAGGCTCACCCCGTAGCAGGCCCCGCCGCCGTCCGGCTGGAAAATCTGGTAGCCCTGCATGATAACCGTTGCCATGGTCACCGCGTCGGTGCGCTCTCCGGTCCTCCAGTGTGCAATTTCATCCGCCGCCACATCCGGCATGATCAGCTGCGGCTCTCCATCCTTTACGATGGACACGGGTTCTGTGTCCGGTATCATGCCCATGTGTTCCACGATGGTGGCCAGCACCTTGCGGGGGATGGCCGCCCGCTTGCATTGGATATACCATTGCTCTGTGTAGATCGTCATGCAATCGCCCTCTGCGGCCACTGCATACCCGGCGGATTTATAGGCCCGCTTGATACAGCGCACCAGGCCGCTTTCATTGATCAGCATTTCGCCGCCTCCTTTATTTATATAATGTAGGCATGGGGGCCGCCTTTTCCCCTGGTGCCGCCCACACCTGCGCGTCCAGGATCTCCGCCCAGTCACATCCCCACACCTCTGCCGCGTTCATAATCGCGCACAGGTTGGAGGCGTGAGGGACCACCACGGCCCCATGGGCAGGGTGGACCACCTTGGAGCGGCCAGGAACACGCCAGCGGTGGATCCTTGCCCTCCTGGCCGCTGCGGTGCGCGTTGCCTCCTGGTTCAAATTCCATTCCATGCGTTCACTGTGACCTCCCACCGCTCCATGGCCTCCACCACGGCGGTGGAGTAGTCAGTGGAGGCGATACCCTCCGCCCAGGCGTTTTCCGCTCCGCTCACTCCCATGTTGTACGCCATGGCCGCCTTGTTTGCGTCCCCGTATTCCTGCATGTACTTTCCCAGCAGGTAACACCCGGCGGCAATGTTCCCGGAGGGTGTGGTGGGGTCCAGTCCCGTGGCCGCCTCCAGCTCTGCGTGGTAGGCACCATCCGGCCCCGGATTTAACTGCATGATCCCCACCTCGCCGGCGGCACCCACGGCCTCCATGTTAAAGTGGCTTTCAACCTCCGCCACGGCCAGGGCCAGAGGATAGGGGCACTCATAGGCCGCGCAGTAGGTCCGCATATAGTCCTGGTATTCGTAGCACATGGGCACCGCTATGGAGAAATACCCGGAGGCCAGCAGGGCCTCCTCGATCTTCTCTGCCTCCAGCGGATCCTCTCCCTCGCCGTCCCACATGTCCGGTTCTGCGCTTACCAGTGTAACCGGCGGGGAAACGGTGGCGGCTCCGTTGATCTCCCGTTCCTCTGCCGGTCCGCTGCCACGCGCCGAACAGGCCGTTACAAGGGCACACACAAGGGCCAGCGCCAGGATAGCCATGCAGGCCAGAAAAGCGATCCGCCGCCTGGCAATTTTCCTCCGCCGCTTCTCTGCGTTGATCTTCCGCATGTGTTCCCGGTATTCCGCCCTATTGGCTTCCCGCTTCTCCGCCTCCCGTCTGGCCTGCCTGCGGCTGATCTCCTCCAGCTGGTCCTCCCTGCGGTGGCGGGCTTCCATGGCCCCGATCCGGCGTTTCAGATCGTCCACATCTTCCGCCACGCCCTGGTACTGCTCCATGGCCTGGCGGTACTCCTTTGCCTTTCTCTGGCTCATGTCTGCTTGTCCTCCTTTTTTCCGCGGGTTGCTCTGCCGGTCACCTCGTAGATGTACCCGAAACGCCGGCGGCCACACTCCGCACAGGTGATTTTCTCGCACCGTCCGCCGGCAGGCTTTACGGTCTTTCCACGGTCAGCCAGGGCAATGGCGCAGGGCTTGCAAAGCTCCTTTTTCATTCCCCGGCCTCCTGTTCGTCGATCCAGGCCGCGCACATGTCTGCCTCCTGTAAGCGCCATACCCATGGGGAGGCTGCCATGGCCGCGTCCATGCTCCTGGCACCGGCGGCGGATGTATCATAGGCGCCCATGTGCCACCGGATGGCCAGGGCCTCCTCGGTTGTCAGGTCCATGTGCCGTTCAATGAGAAACAGGCTTTTCTCTCCGTGGCCCAGGGGGAGAGGATCCCGGAATACATACCCCTGGTAATCCTCCCAGCGTCCGGTTTCCTTGTTTTTCCTCCGTTTGGTTTCCAGGTGATAACACCCTACCTTGCACACATCATGCAAGAGGCCCAGGACTGCCACCGTTTCCTCCTGTTCTTCCGAAAGTCGATATTCTCCCGGATTTTCCTTGCCTGCCATGTCGCGGATCGCAATATCCCGCAGGCGGTAGTACACATTCAAGCTATGTACCAGCAGGCCGCCGGGGCTTGCGCCGTGGTGCTGGGTAGAGGCTGGGGCGGTGAAAAAGTCCGTTTCATGCAGCAGCCAGTCCAGCATGGCGTCCGCATAGTTCCGATGGATATTGTTTTGAAAAATGTCCTTGAAATGGGTCTGCGCTGTTTGAAGCCCGTTCTTTTCCAAAAAATTCATGGCTATACCTCCACCCCCTGAAAACTTTCCTTTACCTCTCCTCCGCGTGTCTGAAATTCCACCGTATGAAACAGGCCCCGCGGATGGATATACACGACGCGGCCCCGCATGGGCCGGTGTTCCGCCTTTCCCTTGGCGTCAGCCTCGTAAAAGGTTTGTGGGGTCCTCACTACCTCCGCGCCCACCTCCAGGCGGGCGGGCCGTCCGTTTGCTTTGCTCATGTGTCCTCCTTTTCTCCCGGCGGGGTGTCGTATGCCGCCCAGTAAACCCCGTACAGATCCAGTAAATACCCATCTTTGTCCCGCTCTCCCTTGATACAAAGCCGCCCGGCATGGACATGGGTGGCGATCTCCCAGCCATGGCTTTTCTGTAATTGGTGCAGGCCGATCCACTCAATCCAAACCGGGCGCGGCTTTTGGATCTGTTCAACCTGGGCGCGGGTCATAGGTTTTCTTTCGTTCTCCACATTGCCCTCCTATTCCGCGGCCTCCAGGGCCTTGTGGCGCGTGTGCCGGTCCAGTCCGCCCATCATGGACTGGATTTTCCACGCCCGTTCCACATCTTCCCATTCCTCTTTTTCTGCCTCTGTCGGTTCCGCCGCCAGCTCCGGCGGCGGGAAAAGCTCATTTTTCTGGAGAAATGCGCTGTAAAACAGCTCCATTTCCTCTTTCATGGCCTCGGAATAAAATGCAAAATCCGCTTCGATCTCGATATACTGGGCCGGGGTACATTCGATCCCCACCTCCTTGCGCGGCCTCTTTGTGTATCTGCCTACACAGCCGAAAGAGTGACCCGCGCCCAGGTGCATATAAGCCAGCTGCCCCAGCAGTCTGCGCTCCCAGTCCGTTTTGTAGCGGATCCAGTGAGTGGTGGCTTTTGTGTTTTCCAGGTCCTCCTCGGTGACCCCGTACCTTTTCATAAGGGCGGCCAGGGTGCGCTCCGCGCTCTCTTTCTCCCCGCCCTCGCCGCGATCCGCCAGGGCCTTGACCTTTCCCAGCTTCTCCAGCAGTCTTTCCCGCTCGGTCATTTATTTGATCGTCCTTTCTTCCGGCGGCGCCTCGTTGCCCCATGCGTCCCAACCCTCCGCCCTCTGGCGGGCGAACATTTCCAGGCGGGGCACATCCCCCAGCAGCTCCACGATCCGCCGGCGGGTTTCGTCCGGCTTTTTGCTGTGCCCCTCAAATGGGGCCTCAATGATCTGGTGTACCTTGTGGCTGCGGATCCTCTCCTTTGCCTTAAACCCAGGCGAAACGCCCAGCAGGCACACCTCCGCGTTGGCGCGGGTGTATGCGCCCATGCCCCAAAAGTTGGTGCCGCTCTTGGCGTTTTTCTTCACCCACACAAAGGCCGCGGTCTTGTACTGAAACCCCCACGCCTCCAGGACCCTGATCCCCTCGGCAATGTTTGGGAAAGTCGCCCATAGAAAACAGGCTGCCCCCCCCCCGCAGATTTTCCGTACCGGCAGATTGCATATATCTGCGGTGGTCATTGTTGGGTACTGTTTCAGCGCCGTGCCTCGGCTCTTTTCCGTGGTCCCGTGCTGGCGGTACTCCCATGGGGGATCCGCATAAATTACGCTGTATTCCTTTTCAGGTAGCGGGAGAAAGTCCGCCATTGTCGGCACTCCTTTCTATCCGCCGGCGCTCCGCCGCCGTTACGAACTCCTCCACCATGCCCCGCTCCCGGAGATCCCGGATGGTCAGGGAATAGGTGGTGCGGCTCGCCGTCTTTCCGGTTTCTCCGTCCCGGATCTCAATGGATAGGAGGGGGCGGCCCATACAGGTGGAGAAAAAGGCGTGGGCCGTGTTCCATTCCGGGGTGATCCAGTTCAGGGCGTAGTCCGGTGTGCGCGGGTATTTAATGAACTCTGTCCCGCTCCGCATGGGCGGGAGGTTGTCCACATAATCCGCCACCAGCTTATACAGGGCGGTTTTATTCGCTTTTAGTCGCAGCATTACAGGATCTCCTCCCGATACCAGGCCAGGATCCGCTTGGCGTACTTCTTGCGGATCCGCTTCTTTTTGGTGCGGTGGTAGCGGGCGGCCAGCGGCCTGTTGACCGCCTCCGCCCACCGCAGGGCCTCGCGGAACTCCTCCGCCGCCTGGATGGCTCCCCATATCTTTGTCACAGCCGCCGCGGCCTCCTCCATCGCTATGCAGATAGCGCGGAAACCCTCTGCCATGGCCTCGGCCACCTTTCCGGCCTGTTCCATCGTGAGGCCCATTGACGAAAGGAGCGGCGGCGCCGGGCGCTCCACTTGCTCCGGCAGGGTGATTTCTCCGGCGTATTGCACCGGCTGGCCGTCCATGCAAACCGTCATCAGGCCGGTGTCCTTTTCGTCAGGTCCCATCCGGCCATCCCTCCCCGCGTTCAAATCCCAGGAGCGCGTTGTGTCCCAGGCTTCCCAGGTTTCCCCGCAGCGCCTCCAGCTCCAGCAGGGTGTTGTACGAAATTCCCGCCCGCTCCAGGTTGCCCCGGAACTCCTTGGCCTCTTCCACGGCGGCCCGGATTTCTTTTTGCTCCCTTTCGGCGTCCGCAGCCGCCCTCTTGGCTTCCTCCGCCTCCAATTTGATCAATAAGCGCCTCATTTTCTCGTTCTGCTCCTCTATGAGCTTCCTGGCAATCCCGCGCCCTTTGATTACCTTTTTCTCTGCCATGTCCGGTTCCTTTCTCCGCCCCTTGCGGGGGCTGGATTTCCGTTGATACGCTCCGCCGATTAGATCCAAAAGCCGGGGGCAAGCGCCCCAGAAGCGGCCGCGGTGCCGTTGGTGGGCGTGCCGTCCGCGTTGACAAGGCAGAAACTGTGGCTGCTGCCCGCATTGGCGGAACGGGTGTGGTGCGGCCAGGTTTCCCCGTTCCACATCTTCACGCGGTCCCGCTCGGTCTTGTAGACTGGCAGCTGCTCCTCTGCGGGATCGTCCCCATCTGCCCACGGCTTGCGCTCGAAAAACTCTGTTACGCTGTGCAGCCATAGCAGATCCGTGGTCACCAGCTCCTCGCCTTTGATGGTCTGGCGGATGGTGCGGGGGGTGATGATGGACACCAGATCCTCCGGGAGATCCTGGACCAGATCGGTGTTGCACCATTTCCGGGCGTCGCTCTCTTTCCAGGACACAGGACGCTCCAGGCGGTTATACATAGGCCGCTCGGCCACGCCGTCCACAAATCCCATCCAGGCCCGGCCCGGCTCCACCTTTTCCACCATGATGGCCACCTCGGTGCCGCTCCGCAGGTTGAAGCGGATCACATCCCGCTCCGCCAGCAGTTTGTCCAGTGCGCCCAGCTCCCTGGCCCTGGCGATCTCCGCCCAGTTGATTTCCTCTTTCGTCTGCTTGATGATGGTTGCCATTGTCATTTCCTCCTTTGTTTTATCCGCCTCCATGGCGGTGGGGTCACTCAT